TGGGCTTTTTGCCCATCAAAGTTGTCAGTATTTGTTACTAATGGGATTGATCCGCTTCCTGCTACTGGCGTACCAGAAGTTGTGAATGTACCAATATCAACTATACCAGTTCCACCAGCAGAATCTTCGCCTGTGATTATAATCTTCAGATCGTTTGCTGGCGTTGCGCCACCTAAACTGGTTCCAAGAATAACTGCTGAATCGCCAACATTATAGTCGCCGCCTGTTCCTTCATTTGTTAGTGTTGCTGAATAAGCACCACCACTTTTTACTACTGTCCATTCTGCCCCAGTACCAGTTGCGCTTGCGCCAGCCGCACCAGAGATTGATGCATGAGTCAATCCAGTATAAGTTGTTGCCCCAACCGTTGTTTCGTATGAGTTTTTTGCTGTATCTGTATATTCTCTAACGATATATAAATCATCAGAGTATCGCAAAAATTGATTTGCTGCATGGAAATCGCCAGTGTTAACTGTATCTGGACTTCCAAAAGTTCCGACTAATGTTGCTTCATTGCTAACCAGTTTGGGTATGTCACATGGACCCCAAGAAAAGTTCCCGACCATAGCACCTGTAGATGTAGGTATGTTTGGGACTCCACTAGTTAGATCAACTTCTTTTACAACGATTGCAGGAGATTCAGAGGGTGCTGTTAATGCCATTTCTCTTTTCCTTTTCCAAGTAAATTAATAAGTTCTTCATAATACGGTTATGTTCAATCACTTGTATTTATATAAACTGTATTTTAGAACCTTTCATACTCTGTTTGCACATGCCATCTACTTGCATCATGATCAACAACAGTAATTTCGTCTCGCCCATCATCTATAAATCCAAATGGAAGCACATCGTTCTCAATTTCTTCCATTCTTTGGGAAAATAATAAATCTTTAATTTCTATATCTGTAATTTCATTAAAATGAAGTGTACCTACAAAATAACCAAAAAGAACAAAATTCATTACTAGATCATCATGATTACCATCACTCGCTTCCCATGAATTTCCCTTTGCTGAAAATGTGGATATTTCTAAAATAGTATTTTCATCGTGTATAAGTATTTTTTGATTTTCAAGTAAGTCTTTGAATGATGAACAACCCATTCTTTTTACTTTTTTATTCATTTTAATACCAATAGAATCTGCTTTCACTAATGATTCTACATACATATTTTCATATTCTAGATCGTGATATAATCCGTTTGCTACAACCATGCCAGCATCATTAGATTCAACCACAACAGTTGCCATATTATATGCTTTGGCATATTTGTAAATTATGTTTGGAAATAGTAATGGTGATATCAGATTATTTCTATAAACAGCAACTTGTTCAAATATGTCACTTGAAACATCTATTATATTAAAGGTTGAATAATCTCTACCTCTACCTTGTGCAATATCTACCATACATGTATAGGTATGGCCTTCTATCGGTTCATTATATATTAAAACACTGTCCTTGTCAATTCTTCTTTTAGGAATTCTTGCTGATAATGAGAGTAAGGTCTCCACTTCAATGAGTGTATTGCCAGTACCAATAAATGTGTTTCCAAATTCTTGGTCAAATTGTACTTGTGAAGTGTTTGCTATAGTTTGAGTTTTCCATTCCTCATCTCTGCCCGGAACATCAAACCAATCAACGCGAAAAGGCTTATATTCATTTACTTCTTGAACAGCACCTTCCCAAATTTTATGGAATACATTACCTATGCCGTTTGCAGTAGAAGTGATGATAACCTTAGTATTTTCCCCAGCAGAAACAACAGGATATGTTGAAGTATAAAACTCATTCGCCCTCTCAACAAATGCAAATTCGTCAAGATATAGGAGATTTACAGACATACCACGAATAGAAGAACCAGATGTAGCCGCCGCCACAATTCTAGAATTATTACTAAATTCAATTGAACCTTTATTCAGTGCTTTACAACCGGGCTGTAAAAAGAAAGGTAGGTTCTCTAACATAAGAGTTACTCTTCCTAACATTTCTCTTGCTGTCGCGCCTTTATTTGCCATCACTGCAATAACTTGTTCTGGGTTAAACAAAGCAAACCAAAGTAAATATGCTACTGATGATATTGATTTACCTGATTGCCGACACGCCAGAACAATAGAAAATCTATTATCGGTAAATTGGTTAAACATTTTTTCTTGATAGGGGTATAAATCAAAATTGACAAGACCTTTATCAAGTGATATTATTTTACAATACGTTTTAGCGAAATATGCTGGGTCATTCATACATTTTTGATATTCCAAGACACTTGCTTGATCCCAATCTTGGACTACTCCATCACGTTTTACATTCATATTTCCAAGATATGAATTGTTTACTTGACGATCAGTCATCGTCGTTCTTTGGATTAAATTCTATGATATTTGCATTATCTTTAATATCAACAGTTTTCGGCTCTTTCATATCTTGAAGCATTCTCTGTAGTTCTACAGTAGACCCAACAAATAAATTATTTGTAGTACCACCTTCCAATATAGGATCAATCCTACTTAATTCATATTTCTTTTTATGAAGATCAATAAGTTTGTCACTTACTTCTGATACATTTTTAATTAAACCCGCAACAACTTCAAAGGCTCTAGGATGCTCTAACGCACTTGCGATTGAAGTCATTTCATCTAAAGCATTTTGACCTTTATTGATTAGATCGTAATATGTTTGTCTTGTAAATTCAATATCATTTTTTTCATTATCTGAATCACTCATTTTTTTTCCTATGCGCTATCAAAATTTTCTTTTATTGTTTCAGTAAATCCAAAATCACTATCTCCTTGCGGTGCTGCAAGATTTAATGGATTGGGATCAATAGTATACTGTGCCATTTGAGGATCACTTGAATCTCCATCAATTTGATTGTAGATATCGGTAGTAGTTTTCCTAATAATATTTGAATTGTTGATAGGACCATAGAAATTCGCCAGCATTGTGAAATCTAATGTATATATTATAGTTCTTCTTTGTTCCAACGAACCCTCAAAATCGTCAGCGAAAGATACGCTTGTTAGTGTTATTGGTACATCTTCTTTTATATCACTAGCCAAAGTAGAAAATGGTTTCATGGTTATTGTATAATGAGGGTTGAAATATGGAATTATCTGTTCCACCATTTGTAACGCATCATCTTGAGTTTTTGCGTAAATATTTAATTGAAATGCAATATCATATGGCGCAGGACTAAAAAATTTATTTCTAGTTGTATTAGATACGATAGGTGTATTTCTATCGTATGCATTCATTTTTGGAAGTTTCCGTTCTGCATTATATGTAAAAGAAGTTATCTCAAAAGACATTCTAGGAAGTTTTATAGCAACTTTAGTGTCTTTGTCTAAGTCAGGGTTTTCCCTAATTCTGTCAAGATATTTTGATTTTGGCGCGTATGAAAGAGGAACTTTCACTTGACTTATAATTTTACCAGAGGAATCTTTTCTTAGTACATAAATGTTATTGAACATAGTTCCAAAAATTGCAACCGATTTTCTGATTCTTTCGTGATAAAAATATTCTAACATTATACGTCTCCTGGATCACCAAATGGATTAGTTTCAGAAAAATCCAAGAAATCTAGCGTGGTGCCAGAAACATTTGCATCAAATTCTTCATTCTGTTCATTTGAGGATATCTTATTAACCTCAACTGCATATACAATTCCTGCTTTAGACCCACCAGTTGCACCAACAATATCGGAATCTGTTGATGGTACAAAATTATGATATTCACCGTCAGCAGCACCGACATGAACAAGAGATAATTTTCCCACCACTCCATCATATGCGCTCACTTCCCCATGTAAAGTTGTAGTGGGTAATTTATGTGTTATCTTTTCACCAACGGCCCAATTAGCAAGTGATGGTGGTGCGATAGTTACTATAGGAGTTACATTTGAATCGTAATATTTCCCACTATTCACTATTCCTATACTTGTGATTTTACGATTTATATTATCTAAATTAGCAAATCCATACGCTCTGAAATGTGCGCTATCCCCAGTTGCACTATCTATCGTAACCGTAGGTATGGATGTGTAAAATCTTCCGCTATTTGTCATCGTTATTGCTAATAAACTATTCCCATCATCACTTTGATTCATTACAACACTACCAGTTGCAATAAAATCGTTTGCACTTTTAGTAGGTGCTGAAACTGTAACTTGTGGGGCAGTTATATAAAAATCTCCAGAGTCTAAAATACTCACAGAATTTAATTTATTATTTACTATAATTGAACTAGCGGTTGCGGTAAAATCGCTTAAAGATAGTGTTGGTGCTGAAACTGTAACTTGTGGGGCAGTTATATAAAAATCTCCAGAGTCTGAAATTACTAAAGAACTTAATCTATTGTTCTCTGTTCCTACTGTTGCTGTGGCAATAAAATTGCTTAAAGATAGTGTTGGTGCGGAAATAGATACTGTCGGTTTAGATGTATATCCGCTTCCAGAGTCTGTAATTAAAATACTACTAAGTCTATTATTAACCACTGTCGCGACAGCAGTTGCTGTAGACCCACCTATAGAATCAAATGCAGAAATTGTGATTGTTGGTGGTGTTGAACTATCATAAAGTTTTCCAGCATTTGTTATTATCAGATCAGATACTTTATCGTTGATACTATCGTATTGCAATGATAGTGTCGCTTGCTTATTATCATCTCCTGTAGGTGCTGAAATAACAATTGTTGGTGGTGTTGAACTATCATAAAGTTTTCCAGCATTTGTTATTATCAGATCAGATACTTTATTTGATGTTATTGTTGATGAAACTAATGCTTGTTTATTACTATCTCCTGTAGGTGCGGAAACATTGACAGACACCACCCCAGAACTATCGTAAAATTTACCAGCATCATTTACAATATAAGAACTTACTTTATTTGATGTTATTGTTGATGAAACTAATGCTTGTTTATTACTTGAATCTGCTGGTGCTGAAACTGTAACTTGTGGAGTAACTATGTAATGAGAACCAGCAACCGTAACACCAATTCCTGAGATAGTTGTAGTTGCTGAGTCCAATGTCGCAGTTGCCACAGCCCTTAATATAGGGATATTAGGCATTGATATTTTTACAACAGGTACTGAATCATATCCAAACCCATTACTATCCATTGTTATTGTTCCAATTCCCGCCATTATGATACCCCTAGTGTAGCAGTCGCAGTCGCTCTCTTTGGAATTTTCAGAGTAAGATCATATGTATATGCTCCAGTAACTTCAAGATCATTTATAGTAGACAAAGAAGTGTCAAAAGACTCATCATTATATACAAATAATTCACATCTCATTTTATATGTTGGGAGATTACTCAGCGCATAAAATGGTTGTTCATGTTCCACATGCATTATTTCAAACATAGAATTTGATAGTGGGAGATATATTAAATCACCTTCCGCTGGTCGTTCTATTTGATCTATATTATTACTTGCTTGACTAACAAGACCTGTCCATCTTCTACGAGAAACTACAAATGTTGCCGCATCACGAATTTCAACACCAAACTTTGTAAAAAGATCACCCTCACCATCAAATCCTTCTGGATTTTCTATATACATTTCTACTTTATAGGATGAGTTAAATGCTGAAAGAACATCATCTCCAAAAATTTTATTTTCATTTACAATAGTTCTAGGGAGATAATAAACATCTTGACCAAAAGTTTTTATTGACTCTATGATAATATCTTCATAAAGATTTTGTTCACTTTTTACTGATTGTGATATATAATGATTAGTTGTCATATTTTATCCCACCATAAAATCTGGTGGCACTTCTTGTTCCAACCTCATTCGTTCTTCAAGTCTATCTCTATCTTGTACAGCATCATCATATATTTGCCGACCATTCAATGTAACTCCACCTGGCATCACCATGCCTTCAAATTTTATTAAATTTGATCCCCATTGAACTTTTATTAAAGCAGTTGCATAATCTTTTAAGAATCTATCGTCATAAATAGATGTATTTGTGTCTGGATCAACAATTTGTAACGCTTCCACAACCAAATAATCACCTGCTTTGATATCACCGTTCTGCCACTCACCATGAATGTGAAGTCTATTTTCTCTTCTTGAGTAACCCACTTGCGGAACACCATTTAGTTTGGTATCAATAAGTGCCAGATGTTGCTGCATTTGCTCATAATACATTAAGTCACCAATAAAACTACCCATATCAGCAACATCATTTAACATCATTTGATATTTAATATCAAAGAAATTTGAAGTGTTACCAGCAGTAATTATCGGAAATAATTTTGTCACATAAATTACACTTGCTGGGATTGGAATATATTTATTTGTAACATCAGTAGTGGTTACCAAATGTTTTAAATATGTTCTATGTGTAGCATCAGAGTGAAATTCTTGGTAAAAATCAAGAGCATCGTCAATACGATCTTCTATTTGATCCGTTGCAACATTGATTTCAATTACTGGCGAACCCAGCCGCCGTAAACAGTAATCTATCAATTCATCTCTGGTATCAGGTCTATTTGATGACATTGGTTTTCCTATTTAAATAGTTTATTTACTTCTATTTATATAGTTTTATATCTCAACATATTATTAAATTAACTCCAAGACTGTATTGACCCAGAAGTTGCTGCGTCTGCACCACCCCCACCGCTGGCAGAATCATCTCCACCCAATAATCTTGGGTCATTTCCAGAAATAAATGTTCCCTTTCTTCCGTAAATATGTTCAAAAGTTTCTAGACCATCCCTATTGTAATATCCTAATTTATCTGTCCCTAACGTATCAAATTCTATTAGTTTTGAACCCGCTGATATTGAAGCATATGTAGAAAAGTCTTTACTTATTAAAACTTGTAAAGTATTCAATTTATTATTAACTGTCCATAAACCATGCGAACTGTCTCCAATAGTATTAAAATCTACAATTTTAGTAGATTGTATGTTTTGTATCATAGTAGTATCATCATATAATTTACCAGAATTAATTTGTTTTTGGGTAACAATTTCATAATTCGTAGTAGTAGGTGAGTATGTATTTGGATTTATATTAGAAGTGTAATCTGTCCCAACTGAAATATTTAAATCAGTTATTTTTTCAAAATTACTTGGTCGTAAATAAGCACTATCATATAATACAGCACTGTCTTTAGTTATAGACCAATAATCTACAGATGTTGCATTGTCTAATAATGCGCCAGCCCTATTAGATGAATCGCCTTTTATAGTATATTGAATATTTGCTAATCGTAAAAAGCGGTTAGATATACCTCCAGTTCTTCTCAGACTAAAATCTGAATCAGCCCCAAATATACTGCTTGGATTTGGCCATACAGCAGAATCTAATCCAGTAGTTAATCGTAGTTCTTCCATAGTTTCTGATTGAAATTGATGTGAATCAACCATATAACCAGAAATTTGATTAGAATCCAGCCCAGATATAATTGTAACTATATTTCCAATTGGCATATCTTTTGCAATAGTTCCAGCTTGACTATTTTTAATATTAAAATTAAGTCTAGTTTCTGCATAACTATGAGGTGTAATATTTGCATTTCTTTCTCTTGAGACAATCATTCCAAGATTGTCTCGCCCAGAAGTGGTTTTTAAGTTATCAGTTATCTGTCCGGGCGAGGCATTTTTTATGTTAATTCCTATGATATCAGATGGAAAAATATCCACTGGAAAACTTGCAGCAGTTTTACCTTCAGTATTCACTGGCATTGAAACTTCTGTTACTGATAGTTTTACAGGGATACTCATTTTATTTTAATCTCTATTTCTAAATTGATACACTAGCACTCATATTGTTATAGCCAGCACCAGTAATAAGTGTTCCAACTGTCAAATCTCCTGATGTTAAGGTTGTAACCGTTTTAACAGTTGTTCCATCGGTAAATGTCATTGAAGAACCTTCAATAACTAATTTAATAGCCGTGGCTAATCTAGTTCCTGATGGATTAAGTGCTGAAACCGCAACTGATGAAGCCACGTTTGATCCAGCATATGTATATGCAGTAGAAGCTGGAACACTTATTA